CCTGAATATAAAGTTAAAGGAACATGCAGATTAGATGTTGCTGCTTCTTTAGCTTCTGATGAACCTTCATTAGATAGATGGCTTTTTAATGTTTATAGTATGGAGCCTGAGAGTAATGTTAGGTCTCATCATATGAAACATTTGGAAAATGCTAGCATATATGATGTTTCTGAATATCTCAATGGTGTCTTTAAAAAACATATTGAAGATCAGGAAGCTAGATTACATTTGAGTTCTACTATTGACGTATCACAGTATTTAAAGCAAGAGACACGAGTCACTCAAAGTAGATATCCATATGATATGTTAACAAATCCAGAATTGGATGTTTTTAGTAATGATCAACAAGAAGAATGGGAAGAAACCAAATTATATGTTATAGAGACTATAAGTGCTCTATTGGCTTTCATGTTATGTTTATTCCCATTGACATTTTTCTTAATTTTATTATTAATTGCATGGTTAAAACCAGAAAACATTATAATTAAAGTCTTAACATTAAGGCGTTTTAGTTCTGAAGTTAACTATAGACTTGAAGTTTGTTCTGGCAATTGGAAAAGATTGAAATCAACTTTAGGTTTCACTGTTAAACAAGAATTACAAATACCAACTAGTTACAATACTAGTAAATATATTGCAGTTTTTTCTGCAATAATGATTTGTTTAAAATGTTACAATGCTACGAGAATTTTTTCAGAAGGCTCAGTAATTTCTTCACAAAAAGACAATTCTGAAGAAGAAGTTGAAAATTTTATTAAAACAGTAGAACAGAATTCAGATTGTCAAATGCCCGAACCACGTAAGAGACGTGGTAATGGTATTGATTGGGACGTTACAACTAATATGCGTCCTAAGTTAGAAATTATTAATCATCAGGTCCAAATGAATGAACCAGAAGAAATTAGACTTGCCGTCAATAGAAATATTAGATATTTAACTATCGATGGTAAATATAGTCAACAGACACATTGTTTAGGAATATGTGGAGATTATGCACTAATTAATCGCCATTCACTTGCACTCCCAGATGAAAATGGTAATTGGAAAATTTCCATTCAATTATCTGAAAATAATGAAATTTGTTGTGGAACTACTATGGTTTCAGCAACTGAAATGTCCCAAGTAGAAGGTGACATTTGGTTGATTAGACTAAGAGGTTGTAAATTTAGAGATATTCAAAATTTTATTACCAGTGGTACCATTTTTACACCAGGTTATGGTCTAAATGGACACATTGTTGATGAAGATCTTTTAATTAAAAGCACCTCACCTATAGAAGTTCAAGATCCAATTATGGGTACAATATTTGTTCAAACACCTTATAGATATAGGTGGGTGAATCATGCAACCGGTCAATGTGGTAAGCCAGTTTTTGCAAATGCAGGAATTGGCTATGCTGTAGTTGGAATACATATAGCAGGGACAGAAAGTACCTTTGCTTATGCGCAAGCTATTAACGCTAAAGATGTTAGTACTGCGAAGAGTGTAATTGAATCCACTACAGTAGTTTTACCAATCAATTCTCAGGGATTATTACGAATGAATCGTAAATATACTGGAATCGGTAAAGTGAATCCCAGATCACCACTATGTTATGAACATGTTCCATCTTTAACTGTTTATGGGGATATTGAAGGATATTCTCCTTTAAGACCTAGTAAGTCTAAATTGCAGAGAACAGATTTTATTAACGTAGCTGAGTTGTTAGTTGGAGTAAGTCCATTTACGGATGATGGTCAAGAGAAATTCTTACCACCACCAATGAAACATAAAATTGTTGATGGTGAATATAAAGCACCTTTCAACAATTTTGTCAAGAAGTGTGGTGTTAATAAAAAAGCTCTTAATCCTAAAATTATGAAATTAACAGTTCACACTGTTGTTAAACATATTGTTAAAGGTCTAAAATCCAAAGGAATTACAGAATTAAAACCTGTTCCTTTAGATGTAGCCCAAAATGGACATCCTGAAGATTTTTATGCCCGCGCAATGAAACCATCAACTAGTGGTGGTTTTACATGGCCTGGTGCTAAGAAGAAATATGCAGTTCAATGTGAACTTCCTTTTAAGAAGGACTCATATATGCCCATTTTCGATGTTAAAGAACAAATAATGGAG